AAATGAACCTGTGGCTGAACCTGTTACCTCTCCTATTATTGATCCTGTAAAAGAACCAGTTAATATTTGAGGTGTACTAAATTGTTTACTATTAATTGTTGCCATTAGTCTCCGGAAGCAAATTTACCTATACCTACAACTTCATCACTTACAGATAATGAATATCCTAAAGATGAAGTATTTACTACTAATGTAGATACACCAGCGGCTTCAGTAAATGAAGTAATAGCTGATTTTTCTACTAAATTACCATTACAAAAGAATGTAAAATTGTTTATATCAGGAGCTGGTAATCCTGAAGGAGCAGTTGCCCATCCAACGTTAAATGTTACTGTAGTTGAATTTGTTACTGTTCCTGTTTTTTGGAAGTTAGAAGCCAAATATGTAAATATTGCCGGGTCAACACTTCCCCCACTTGTATTACCACTTCCTACTACTATATTAGAATCTACGAAAGCAGCGTTTGTTGTTCTTGATTGTACTCTTGCCATATTAACTGGTGTATTATCTGATTCTACTACTTCAAAAAATAAAGTAGTTTTGGTTTTATTATTAAATTTAGAAATTGCTGTTACATCTTTTTGTTGTACATCAGGTACAATATAACCATTTAATTTTACTTCAAAAGTACTTCTAACTATTCTTTCACTATTTTCTGCTAATTCAGTTTGAAACCCAAATGAATTAATTTTAGCTTGAAACTTAAAACGTTCAGGATTACCCCAATAAGCATCAGAAGCATATTCTATTGCCTCTACTATTTTATTTAATTGTTCTACATAATATGTAAATACTATAAATTGATAAGTAACAGTTACATAATCAGGAACAACAACAGCATAATATTGTCTTTCAGGAATATTATTATTTAAAGCATCAAAAGCATTATAAGCGTTTCGAGTACTATATCGTTTTTGAAATATTCCATAGTGGTTAGGATTGTTAGCATCTAATTTATTTGCTACTGTTCTAACCTTTTCAATATTATTTCGTTTAAATATAATTAAAGGAGCCATTAATGATCCTTTTAAATCTCTTAAATAACCGTCTTTTTGATATGATTTCCATTTTTCAGGAGAACCATATAATACAGGAACAGATATTTTTTCACCATTTTGGTTAACTGTAGGTTTAATTACATTTTCTAAATAATAAAAAACCGCCTCATCAATATCTTGAATACCAACGGTATATGGTTTTACAGTATCTCCTTTCCAAGATTGTTGTAATGCTCTATTTTTAGGGTTTAAAATAGCATCATTAGGATTTCCTTGAGTAACATCATAAGGTGTTACCAAAGAATTACTAATTTCTTTTTGTGTTTTAGGTATTGGTTTTCTATTTTTAGCCATTACAATCTTTGTTTAATTATGTTAAGTCTGTCTGCTGGAACATAGTGAGCAGCACAAATTATTGATACACTATAACCGAATTCCTCTAATCCTGGATTTAATGGATTGTTTCCGTTATCATCATAATATGGATAATCAGGATGTTTACCTACAAAATATTGATTAGAATTTGTATTATCAATTTCCCAATATCCTTCTTGATACATAATAAAATCTCCAACATCGGGAACAACATTAGCATCTACTAAGTCATCACGTAAAAATTTAAATGTAATAGGCCAACTAAATCCTACTTCATCATCTTGAATTGGAGAAGTTTGATCATTTCTTTCAATTAATGCATTTAATAAAACAGGAGGATTAAATACTCTTCCACCAGACGCCTCACCGTACATATTTACTTTAGTTTCCGTTATATCACATTTATAAAACACTACCTCTTGGGAGATGATATTCCCCATCAATTCACGATTGAGTGTTCTAAATAAACTTATATCACGGCTACCACCAAATAATGCCATATTATCCTATATAAATTGTCATTGGTACTTGATTTAATTCAGCTTGACGAGCAGTTGATTCTGCTGATCTTCTTTCAAGTAATGATTGTTTTGATGTTTGATCAAAATAATCTCTTAATCTTGCAATTAAAGCCTCTTTTTCTGCTGTTGCTTGAGTAACTAAACTATCACCATTTAATTGTACTTCAGCTCCAGGAATAGGTACAGTAGAATATTTGTTTCTAACTAAACCTAACATTTCTTTTGAAACAGCTAAAGCATATTCAAATATCCAACTTCTACCAATTGAATTAATTTGAGTATATATTGGATTGGCATAAGGTGCTTTACTTACATTAGTTACTTTACCTGGGGAAGGAGTTATAGTTGCACTATATCTGTCTTCATTTTTAATATAATTAAACCACAATTGTACTCCTTCATCACCTTTATCAGGAATTGGGAATATTCTTAATTTATTATTTGAAATAAGAAATGTATAATTAGATAATCTAATTTGATTACTCATTTCAATAGCTTGAACATTTGCTAAATCATAACTTAAAGGCAATAAAAGGAAATTAGTTGCAGGACCATAACCTGCTAAACCAGTTAATCCTACAGCACTCATAGCACCTGGTCCTAATCCTGCCCAAGGACTATACAATTCATTAATTGCTGGTGTTCCTGAAAAGAATATTTTTTTAATTTCAATTCCACCAGTAATATTTTGAGATGTTGCCCAAGCTCCTAAATCATAATCTTGTACACTAGATGTTAAATAAACCGAACCACTGTACCAATCTATATTACCTCCTGTACCTGCTTCAGAAGCATATTGTTGAGATAATTTTATTATGGGACCTAAACTAGGGGTTATTAAAGCTTGATTTAATGATGATGCTGTTGGAGCTCCTTCAATAGATAAGTAATTATCTCTTAATTGAAACGCATATAATTCATTTCCATAAATTGTAGTTGCTATTTCAAAAGCAGTATAAAAGGATCCTGATTGTAATTCTACATCAACAAGAGGATAACCTAAACGCAAAGCGCAAAATTTAGCTACTTTATCAGCGTCCTGTTGGAATTGATAGTCATTATCATAATATCCAAAAGGAGTATCGCCAGGGAAAAAAGTACTAGTACCGGTCCAAATAGGAATGTTTGCCATAGTAATATTCCATTATAAATATTAAAATGGCTAAAAATGTTTTAGAATAATGAACTAGATCTCCATTGACCAGCCATCCAAACATACATAAATTGGTTACCACCAGAATTACCAAATACAAATTGTCCATCTGAACCACTAAATGTTGGTTGACCTGAGGATGTAGGACTTATTATTGCTCCGGATGGATTAGTTACTGTTAAGTTTCCAATCATGGAACCTGTAAATGAACCAGTTAATGATCCTGAAACATTTCCTCTAAATGAACCTGTAAATAATGATGCTGAAAAGGTATTAGTAATTATAGATCCTGAAAAGTATACACTTCCTCCACCTGGTTGGAAATTAATATTAGATCCTGTAAATAATAAATTTGCTGATGAGGATCCTACAGTTAATGTAGTTCCAGGAGTACCTTTAATAGTACCACTAAAATCATATATTAAATTCGCTGAACTAGATCCGTCTCCTAAGAAAATGTCATTTGAATTTTTACCAAAGTAAACATTACCACTAATAGCATTTATTAATAAGTTACCTAAATTATCTAATTTAATACTAGCTCCAGTAGTAGAAGAACTTCCGGTTAAAAATATACCTCCTTGGTTATTAACATTTAATATACTAGAGGTTATAAAAGGTACAGATGCTGATGTTACAGTTATTGTATTAGCACTTATAGAAGAAGATAATGTTAAAGCATTAGCTATAATATTACCACTAGAAGTAATAGCACTAGCTGTAATAATACCTCCTTGTATTAAAGCATTACTAGCAGTATAAGCACTCATTACAATATTACTACCTGTAATATTTAAACGAGTTTGGTTAGAACCTAAAGTAATTCTAACATTTTTTCCAGATTCACCTCTAATAGCACCGTCTACATCATAAACTATATCTGCAGAAGAAGTACCATCACCAATGTATATGTTGTTTTGATCTTTAGCTAAATAAATACTACCGCTTACTGAATTTAAAGTTAAGTTACCTATTGGATCTACTGAAATTGAAGCTCCTCTATCAATATAACTTGAACTAAAGTTTTTACCATTAGCAGTAATTAATACTGTAGTAAAAGTTGAACCTGAACCTGATTGGAATAAGATTCCATCATATTGAGATCCTGTAAATGAAGAACTAACTACAAAGAAACTTTCACTAACACTAGAAGATAGTAAACTAGCAGTTAATATAGTGTTGATTTTTGTACTTAAAATAGGGAATGCACTTACATTAACACTACCAGTATAATCTCTACCACCACCTAAATTTAATACAGTTACAAATCCGGCTCCAGATGATGAATCAAAAGTAATTATATTATATCTTGAACCAGTAAATGATGAACTAATAGTAAAATTAGGACTAACAAAACTAGAAGATAATAAACTAGCAGTTAGTATAGAGTTCATTTTTAAACTTAATAAAGTAAATGAACTTGTAGCTCCAGATCCTGTTGAAAAATAATAATCAGGAGCTGAGTCTGATGGAAGAGTATCAGATGCTACAAAATTCCAAAATGCACTACCTGATGTAATTCTTACTGTATCTCCTGGAGTGTTACCCCACCCAATAGAAAATGAAGAAGTATTTACACTACCTGAGGCTCTTCTACCAATAGATTCGGTAACATAAGAACCAGTAGCAAAATAATAAATTCCTGATGAACTTGTATCAGGTGGTAAAGCTCCTGAGGCCGCAGCTATAAAAGTATAAGTTGTAGAACCAGATACAATTCTAAAAGCATCTCCTACTCTACTACCAATTCCTGGATTTAATGAGGAAGTATTTACACTACTTGTAGAAGGTAAACCGGGTGTTGAAGAAAAAATACTATTAAAGTATAAAGTAGCATTAGTATTTAAAGTTAAATTACTACTTGTAATATCACTTGATTGAATTCTTGAAGCAGTAACTAATCCTACTGAAGCTGTTTGTATGCTAACTACAGGATCCGTAAATCTAACACTTGCTGTAATTGAACCACTTCTAATACTAGCAAAACTTGAACTAAAAGGACCAATTTTAACATCACTACCTGTAATATTAATTGAGCTACCAGATACAAATACTCTAGTATCTTTTGAACCTAAAGTTACACCTACATTTAACCCATCAGCACCTTTTATAGCACCGTCAACATCATAAATTACATTAGCAGAATTAATTCCATCACCAACGTAAATATCGTTCTTACCAGGACCAAATAATATATCTGATCCTGATAAGTTTAGTCTTCCTAGGTTATCTAAGGTAATTTGTGCTTCAACAGTGTTGCTACTACCTGTAAACAGGATAGAACTCTGGGATGGGTATATTCTTACGTCTTTAGTCATTTTAGAATATTCTTGTTCCTCTTAATCTGAATTTAGGGTCTATTAATGTCTGTGTATAACTTGATTTTAAACTAGTTCTTTCACCTTTTTCAAAATATCTCATGTTAAATGAGTTCATGTTTACTACAACTTTATCTGTTTCATATGGCAAAATTAATCTGCTTGATACGTTAGATAAAGCTACATATCCACTGTTAAGACCATGTCCTAATCCTATTTGATAAACTCCTTGTCCTTCTAATTGATATACTTCATTAAAATTAGTTGGAGTAGAAGCTGGATCTAAACAGAAGTTACCTTGAACTGTTGCGTTATATCTTCTTGTTACTGGTTGGATTTCTGTTCCATTTTTCAATACAAAGAAGAATAAACCACCTTGTTTTGGAGTTTGGCTATTAAATGTTTGGTTTAAAGTATGGAAATAATCAAAACTTACCTCAAAACTAGCTGTTATATCTTCCCCTAGTGTTATCATTGCTTGTAACATAGGGTTTCTTGGTTCTTCATCATGGAAATTATAAAACTTATAGAATGAATCTGTAGGTTCTTTAATAACATATCCTTTTCTATTAGTCCACATATCATATCCATATCTATTATTATCTTTAACATAAGATATGATTTCTCCATATAAGTTTGTTGATCCTGTGTGTAACCAAGAGGTACTACCTGTTGCATTCCATCTTGAAACTCTACTTAAAGCATCATTTTGAATAGTAGGAAGCAATGGTCTAACTACAGGCATATCAGTGTATCCTAAAATATTTAAAGCAAAATAGTTAATAAATTCAAACTTATTATCTCTAATATCTAATAAAACTGGTGAGTTTTGGAATTGAGATAAGTTTGTATTTAAATCTAAAGCAGCACCTCTAATACCTCTTAAAAGATTTCTATACGCTTTATATATAGTAACCCAAGGTGAAAATAAGAAGGTTTGCATGTTAGGATCTAATGGTCTTGGTAATCCATAATTCATACCAGCCATTAAATTATAAGAAAAATTATAAGTACTAAATAAGGAAACACCAGGATTTCTAATAATCATACTGTGGATGATATTACTAGTAATAATTACAGGATAATTTGTTGGGAATCTACTTCCAGCTAAAGTATTATTAAATAATCCATTATTTGAGAAACCAGCATCATTAAATCCACCTATGTAATTATGACGTACAGTATAACCACTGCGTACATCAAAATTGAAAGGATATTGATCGGCACCACAGTTGTAGAATGAACATCCTTGTAATGGAGATAAGAAATTAAATTGGTTAGTTTCTCTTAATACAAATGCTCCTCTATATTCTGCGGAACCAGATGTGTATGTAGGGTATCTATCATTTAAGTTTTGGAAAGCAACGTTTTTAAATATAATTCTTTTATCAAAAGAAAAACCATCGTCTGTTCTTATACGACCTGTTTTCCATTCATTAGTAGTGTATGAACCTGAAAAATTAACTGCTTTATTTACTTTAACAACAGTAGCTCCTTTATGAACGTGTCCATCTATAAATGGTCTATCTAAAGTTAAAATACTACCTGTTTTAGAGGTAATAGTATAATGTTGTTCTCCTGGTTTTGATAAATAACTACCTGATAATTCTGTGTTACGGGCTATACCATCAAAAGCTGTTCCCATATAATATGGATGATTTGATGTTCTTGTTACAATAACAATATGATCACCAACATTAAAATCAAAAGCATTATTAACTTGAACTTGATTTAAACTTTGATTTCTAACAATAAAATTTCTAAATCTATTTATATTATTACTACCACCAGCATTAAACAAACCATTAGTTTCAATTCTAATAAATCGGAAATTTCTTGGTCCTACAAAATATTCTCTAACGGTATCGGGATTTACTCTGTATCTTCTATCAAAAGATTGAGTTAATGGAGTCCAGTTAAATGAATCATTACTTCCTGAGATTCTTACACCAAATGAACTTGAAAAGTTTTGAAGAGTTGAAAGAAGTGTTTCAACAAATCCAACTACACTAAAGCTTGTAGGAGTAGTTAAATCTATAATAACACTTCTAGATTGACCAGTACCTAAATCTAAGTCAGAAGCATAAATATCATCATTTAATACTAAATAACCCCAACCTGTAGATCCATTTTTTAAACTACCTGTGTTATTAATCCCATACATATAAGGGAATACCCCATTTGCTCTATGTTCAGGAGCTCCTATATTACTAAATGCTAAATTTAAATGATCTAAAGGATCAGTTACAACAGATGCTAATTTAATTACTTGATTATTTGTTGAATGAGGAAATTCAACTCCTGATTCATAAACAATAGTATTAGTATTAACACCTGTGATTGCTGTATTTAATGTAAGTTTTTGTGCTTTAGCATATACTATAAATCTTGTACATACAAAAGCATTATTGTTACTAGAAAACAATCCAACTCTACCAGCCATAGCTCCACCACGGTTGGCTTCTTCAAAATACATTACATCATTTATGTATCCTCTATAGTAACCTCTAGTAAATTCAGTAGTATATTTTTTCAAACCAGTTAAAGATAAACTAGCAGAAATCATACTTACGTTTGCATTGTGATATTGGTTTTTAGGTCTTAACCACATTCTTGTACTACCAGAAGTTTCAGTAGCAAAATATGTTCTTCCAGGTCCCCATCCTCCTAAACCACCATCGGTATAGTCAAAATCATTTGTAGGATCGGCATGAAGACAAACCCCTAAAGCACCATCACTTCTTACACCACCAGGTGTTCTTTCATTTGATATCCAAGCTTCTACTTTTACAGTATCTCTGTAAATATCTTTAACAAATAAATGACGGTATAAGTTTGTAGTAAATTGAGTTAAACCTATACCTGGTACTAATGTCCAGTCGTTAAAGAAACCTGATCTTGTTAAGTCGGTTTCCCATTCGGATAAAGTAGAACCAGATTGGAAATTATAATCTTTTAATAAATGATCGTAGCTGCTTACAGCAGTAATAGTTCTTGTTTGACCATTAATAACTACCCTATCACCTACTTGGTAACGTTCTTCATCAACAATAATTTCAGTTGATGATGCTGTAGCTAATACTTTTCCTTCTAGACCATTAAATCTTTGAATATATAAAAATCTGCTACCAGTATCAATGGCTGCTACTTGAAATACTTCATCTTGAGAAGACATTGAAACAGCTGAAGCTGATGATCTGAAGTTATTATCTGATCTAGAGCTTGATACACTTTCTTCACCAACAAAAATCCAGTCACCTGTTGCAAATCCTGTTGTTGAGTTTACTCTTAAGAATGTATCACCAACAGATGATGATTGAGTTAAAAATGTGTTTAATCTAACTTCAGGACCTTCAAATCGCATTTCTTGCATTGGAAAGTTATTAGCAACAATATTATTTATTAATAAATCATTACCTGTACCAAATGAAGAGGTATAGTGATTATCAAATATTACTGAGCTTCCTGATCCGCTTACTATAAAAGCTCCGTCTCTTAAAGTAATTGAGTTAGTAAATTTTAATGACCCACCATCTTTAACTACTAATGAACTTCCACTTTCTATTAAAATTTGGTAAGCAGAAGCAGTCATTGAACCTGAAAGTTCAATATTACCTGGTCTAAAGTGAACAAATGCTCCGTTAAGTATTACACCTCCTCTTTTATCGGGAAAAGAAGCAGTGTTTGGAAATAAAGCTAAACTCCATGAGTTATAACTAGTATCAATAGAACAACTAATGAAATAAGAAGATGAAGGGTCAGTACTACAAGTTACGTAGTTAATTTTTAATTCTTCATCTCTATCAGTATAGGTAAAAAAGGAACTGCTTGAAGGAAATCTAGAAATTGAACCTCTGTTAACAGGAATATTCATTGTACTTCCAGTCCAGGGTAATACGTTTGATGCAGAAATAAATGTTCTTAATCCCTGCAAAATTACAGTATCACTTGCAGTAGGAACTATTCCTCCAATCCATGTTGAAGGAGCATTCCAACTTGCGGAACCAAAGAATGATGATGAAACGGAATATATGGTTGGCATGATTTGCTATTTGTTATAAATATTAAACTTTTTAGAACATTCTTCCCCCTTTTAATCTAAATTTAGGAGTTGCAGATACTCTGTTTACAGCCGTCATAGGTTGGTTTTTATCAAACTTACGATATGTTACTTGGTTAAAGTTATTTTTAGTCATGTAACTTATTCCTTCTGATCCTGAGAATTCTGATGTTATGTTTCTGAAAGCTACATATCCACTTAATGAAATTTGAGATACACCTATTTTAAATGCTGCTGGGCCTATTAATTGGAATGTTTTTTCGTATCGTTGTGGTTTAGTTGATTTTTGTAACCACTGCATAGGACCATCATATTCTGCTCCATTTCTAAAGGCATAAATTCCTAAAGCACCACTTCCACTATAAAAACTTTGGCTAAAATCAAATTGAGATACTTGGTTGTATGAATGATAATAATCAAATCCTATACTAAAACTAGCTGTTTCTTCACCTACCCAAAATTCTGCTTGATATACATTAGTGTGATGATTAAATGAACCTGTGTTTATAAAGTTATAAAATTTAACCCAATCGTTATTAGGTTCAGTAACAAGCCAACCTCTATGGTGTAACCAAATATCCATACCCCATCTATTATAATCTTGAATCCATCCTCCAGGAACACCATGGTTACGTAATGTATCACTTGGGGTTTGTAAATGTCCAGAAGCACTATATCCAGTAAAAGTATTATGAGTTCCTGTTTTAGATAATAAATGACCTTTTAATGGAGTATCATAATCTCCCCAAGATGCAAACCAACCTGCTTTATTAACTAGATTATTTTTTACATCCATTATAAGGTTTTTATTAAACGTGCCTGTATAATTGTAAAATCCTAAAGGAGAAGCTACTACTCTAAAAATTAAATTTCTATTAACTCTAAAATAATTTAAAGCAGTAGTATAATCATTTGAGTTATATAAACCATATATATCTGCTCTTATCCAAGAATGCCATGCACCTACAATATTATAACTATGATTAGTCCAATGACTTCTGTTTGATTGGTCATAAAATGCAACTAACATAGTACCACCAAAGAATATATTACCTGTGATTACAGATGGTGTATGGGTAGCGCTAGCCATTGTATTAGTTCCTCCTAAGAATAATAAACCGTTTCCATTTTGTTGAGATTGAATACCTGCAAAAGTTGCTACATTTTTTAAACCAGTAAATATGTTATGTCTTACAGCAAAACCACTACCATTAGCAACATTAAATGTATTTTGTCCTAAAGCTGTAGTGGTATTTCCTTGGGCAGCAGGAAATGAATTGTAAAATGAACATCCCTCAAAAGAAATAGTAAATCCATTAAAAGTACCTCTTCCTATAGAAAATACTCCTCTATCTAGATCAGCTTTGTAAGGATAAGCATTACTTTGATGTTGAAAAGCAGCATTTTTAAATTTAATAATACTTAAAAACCCAGCACTTTGTCCACCACTTTGTCCATTTTGGTTACCTCTTAAATATATAGCACCTGTTTTCCATTCGGATCTTGAATAAGATCCAGATACGTTTACAGTTCTGTTTACTTTAAATACCCAATCTCCTTTTTCTAAATAACCATAAGTATGTTCTCTATCTAAGAAAATATCATCACCAGATTTAGAAACAATTGTAAAATAATCTCTAAAAGATCCTGTTTGTGCTGGGTAATTTAAGAAAGTGGGGGTTGAATGAGATGAAGAATAAAAACCTAATAAACCATAATATTCCCAAGTACTTTGAACGGGTTCATCTCCGTTTTTACCCATAATCATAATTCTATCTCCAACATTTAAGTCAGAAGCATTATTTACAGTAATACTAAAATCTTGAATATTTCTAGCATATATAGATCTAACATTTAATCTATTTGTTGGAGTACCATTACGTAATACAGATCCACTTCCAAAATCTATTCTAATAAATCTTGATTGAGTTAATGGGAATGAATATCCTCTTAAAGTATGATAATCCATTTGGTATCTTCCATCATTTGCTGATGATGTTAATAAAAACCATGTTTGACCATCTAAACTTCCAGATATTGAAATAATTGAAGAAGTTAAGATTGTTGAAGATGAAAAATGTTGTCCTACTCCACCAATACCATAAACTGACATTTGTTGATATTGAGGGTAATCACCATATGTTGCTACAAAATCATCAACAAATCCTACAGTATTTAATGATTTAGTAGCTCCTAAATCTATAGTAAAGCTACGGTTTGGAAATAAGTTAGGATATACTGTAAAAGAACCGTTAGTATTATAAGTACCTTCATTTGAATTATTTAACAAATAATTTAATGATCTGTGGTTACTTGATGGTCCTGGGAAATCAAATGATCTTAATCCTCTGTTATTTATTCCATAAACATATGGATAAGCATTATCACCGTCATATTCTGGGGAACCATTTAAATAAAATGCTAAATTTTTATGTCCTTTAATATTAGTAATAACAGATGCTAATTTAATAACTTGATCATTTGAGTTATGGGCAAATTCAACCCCAGTTTCTAAAAATGAATCTCCTATGTTAGCTACAACAGATGAGTCTAAAGTTATTTTAGCACATTTTCTATATACTTTAAATCTAGTACAAGTAAATGAATCAGTAGATTCAGCAAATATACCTACTCTACCTCTTTGAACTTGTGTTTTAGCTATATTTTCATATACTAACGTATCATTAATATATCCTTTAAACATTCCTCTAGAATATTCTGCTGTTAATTTTTTCAAACCATCTAAAGGAAATGAAATAATTTCATTACTTCCAGATGGATTTACTAATTGAGGAATATTAAATACATTATTTACTTGTATATTTTCATGACTACCTTTTATAGCTTTTATACTATTAATCCATTCATTATTAAATCCAAGACTTGCTGTAGATAAAGTATGATTAAATGTATTATAATGTTGTCTTATATTAAAGAAATATCTATTAGTTCTAGGAACTACACCAAATATTGTTCTTTCATTTCTATATAAATTTGCAAATGATTGATCTTGTGTAAATAAACTTACTGCGGATGCTGATACGTTTGTTGGAATTCTTTGTCCACCTCCCCATTCATCTAAAAAATATCCTCTAGCATCTAAACCTTCAGACCAATCTAATGAAGGATCTGAGTGTAATGCTACACCATGCCATCCAAAATAGTTACGTGAGGATGTTAAATCATTATTTATTTGGAAATTTGATACCCATGCCTCTACTTTAACTTCATCCAATATTAAATCTTTAACATAGGTGTGGTTAAATGCTGTATAAGAAAATCCTGATAAGTTAGATGAGGAAATTGCTCTTCTATCATTTCTACTAATATCTTTAACTAACCCAACTCCAGGATATATTGTCCAGTTATTAAAGAAAGCCGAACGAGTAGCATTTGTTTCCCAATCAGCTAATGTAGAACCTGATTGGAAATTATAGTCTCTTAATTCTAAATCAAAATCATAAGTTATATCGGTGATTGTTCTAACTTGGTTATTTAATACAACTCTATCACCAATTTTAAATCTTTGTTCATCAATTAAATATTCGGTTGCACTTTGGGATGCTAAAATTGTACCCTCTAAACCGTTAAATCTTTGAACATATAAACGATTGCTTCCTGTATCAACAGATGCTACATAAAATACTTCATCTTCAGCATCTATTTTTGAAGACCAAGGATTACCATTAGGAGAAAATTGTGTGTCTTCTCTAACATAATTTATACTTTCAGTACCTACAAATATAGGATCTCCTTTTCTAAATTGAGAAGCATTACTTACATTTAAATATGTATCATTTTTATTAGCAGCAGAAGATAGTCTTGTATTAGTTCTAACTTCATTTCCCTCCATAATAAATTTTTGCATATTGGAGTTCCATATATTAATAGCTGCTCCTACATCATCATTATTTGAAGGGTTTAAAGATGAAGAAAGATAATGGTTATTCCATAAAATAGAGGCATTATCTCTAACATACATGTATCCATCATCTAAATAAAGAACATTTTGTAAAGCTAATGAAGCACTATCTTTAATTTCTAAAGTACCTCCTACATCCACAAATGTTCTAAAAATAGAGGCTGTTGCTGAACCTGTTAAAGCTACATATACATCTTTAAAGTGAACAAAATTACCAGGAGAATTAATACTACCTCCTTCAGAACTAGTTCTATTTAATCTAAAAGATGAAGTATCAGGAAATATATCTCTACTCCATTTAAAATAATTAGTATCAATAGAACAAGAATATAATTCAAAACACCATGGCTGACTAATATTTCCAAAATTTCTTTGGAAAGTACTAGATGAACCAGTATAATCAATTTTTACTTCATAGTTATTTGAAGTCCATGTATATATAGATCCACTTTGGGGAATACCACTAGCGGTTGGATTAAAAATATTTGAATATGTTGATAATAATAATGTTTTTTTATTACCTGCCCAGTATGTTAATTCATTTTGAACCCAGTTTAATCTATCGGGAGTTGAATCTTGGGAGGCGGTTTCAAATATGTGAAATCTTCCTAAACCTCTAATTACTGCTGTATCGCTAGCTGTTGGTACTACCCCTCCTATCCATGTGTTGGGATCATTCCAACTCATTGTTACTCCGTATGAACCTGATTTTGCAAATATAGTTGGCATATCTTATTATTGTATTGTTTGTAACTTTTCGATGTCTTTACGTGTTGCTTGAACAAAATAGAAACAATCTATTATATCTTCACACATTAATTGTATTTTATTATTTTTTATTTCCTTAACATAAATTGTTTGGAAATGTCCTATTGGAGTTAATTGTACTGTAATTGATGATTCATCAATCAACCAAGTCCAATCCTCAGGTAGTTCAATATAATCATCATGTACTCTACCTCTATAATAAACAGCATGTTCTGGGCCTTCTAAAACACCATAAACTAATTTTTGTCCTGGTTTTGTTTGGTGATCTACTATAAATGATTTTTCAGTAGCAGCTAATACACCATTAATTATTACTGAACCAGAAACTCGTGCTGAACCTGTATAAGGGAAAGCGGCTGAACCTATACCTGTTAATTGGGAACCATCTCCAAAATAGGTAATTGCTGATATTTCACCAGCAATATCAAGAGATTTTTGTGGTGCATTAGTACCAATACCAATATTTCCATTACTCGTCATATAAAGTAACGGAGTTACGCCGCGGGATACTGAAAAAGTATTTCCAGTAATATCCGCGGCGAATGAACCTGTTATGGAAGGTGAATATATTTTCATATTTTATCTTATGCTTGTGCTTCAGCCCATTGTAATAAGAAGTCTGCAGTACATGTACTACCTTGAGTATTTGTGATTACGATTGCTAATACATCTGGACCATCTGGGAATGTATATCTACCACCAATAATTGAATTGTTCATACCTTTTACTGGTGTTAAATCAAGTTCTGATTTAATTTGGGTAGAGGCGGGAGACGTTACACGGAATAATAACTCACCATTAATAGGGGCGCTTGAAAATGATTGATTGTATTGTGAAAACGATGGTTGTGAAGTTGCAACGGAACCAATATTTGTTACTTGAGTGTTTGTATAAACGGTATTAGACGGAATATTGGTAGGATTTAACACGGCGTATACCTCACATTTTGTTGAAGTAGTAACCTCAAAACGTTTTAATAACAATTGAGATCTGTTAATTACCTCTCTATCACCTAAATCACCTGGGATTGTATTTGATACTGAGGGTGCTAATCTAAATAATAATACTGTAGATGTTGAGTTGGATCCAATAGTTACACCTGTTCTTGAAAAGTTAAACTGGTAGCCACGGTCTTCATCAAATCCACCATCCATAATAACTGCTGAACCCCAGTGTGTTAAAGTAGGAGTAATATTTGTATCAAATACTTGAATAGATGAAGAAGCGGGATGGTTTACTGAAACTGAACCTGCAAATATTCTAGGAGATCCTGCAATATAAGGACTGTAAACAGCGGGTCTTTGAATTCCAGTTAACAAACTACCTGATTTTCCTGTATAAGAAACTAATTCATTATATACTGTTGCTCCTTGAGTACTTGTAATTACACAAGTTACAGGATTAGACACTGAAGCAGATGGGAAAGCATCAGGATCTATTATATCTAAACTTCCTGATAATCCTGAAGCTACTTTTAATCTTGATAATGGACCATAGTTACCTACCTCGTAACGAGCAGGTAAGTTACCTGTTCTCATATAGGCTTCATCATTTACGTTATTGTTTCTAAAACGATGAACTGTTATAAAATTACCATTTACTGCTCTTATCATAAAATCAGCAAATCCAGCACCATACCAAGAGTATTGAATACCAAACATTTGCATTTTAGATACATCAATTCTAAATCCAGAAGGACCATTTCCATCAATAGTATCATAATTAAATCTAGTTTGTGGTATTTTAAAATCTCTAACTAAAGCCATTTTTACACCAGCGGCTTGTCTTACACCACGATAAGCAGGTATAATAGTTAAAGAAGTATTAGAAGAAATACTAGTTACTCTATATCCCATACCTCTAATAACAACAGTATCTCCTACTCTAATTTGATCGTTAAAACGAGTACCTGAACCTGTAACAGCGTATGAATCTGGATTTGCAGTAACTGTTCCTACTGATTGGAAGGTTGAAGAACGTTTTACAACATATAATGTTGTTCCGTCATATTCCCAAAATAATCCATTAGTATCATCATAAATACCTGTTCTAATTACAGCACCAGTCCAGTTTTTTAAGAATACACGAGGTTGAAAACCTAATGAAGCTGTTGGATCTGTTGGAACTAATGAAGAAGATACATTAAATGTAAATTCATCTATTATAGTATTTACTATATGATCTCCATTGTAATTAGAAGAAGTAATATTAGATAAAGTAACAGTAGCACCTTGTTGTAATCCATGTTCAATATCTGTTACTACAGTAATTAATGAACTTGAAATTGAACCCGAAACGGAAGCTGATGAATAAACAGCTGATATATCAAGGTTAGGGGCTAATAAAGTACCTGTACTAAATAAAATACCTTTACCTGATTGGTAACGGAAATATCTTTTTGATTGACGTTTTGCTTCTAATCCATAGCAAGGAGTAAATGTACCTACTAATACACCACCATCAAAAGGTCTGTGGATAAAGAAGGAATCATTTCTTGCATATACTCTAATAGTAGCAGAAGATGTAGGTGTTAATACTTGTTGTTTTGCTGTGTAAGTAAAAGTAGTTCCATTAGGAACACTTTCAGCAAAATAGTTACCTTCATAACCTTGGTTACCTGCGGCGGTATCAAATACTAGTAATGGAGAACCAGGCATTAAACCATGAGGTGCTGCTGTGGTACAAGTAATTACTGATGGTGTTGAACCATTTGAAGTAAATGATGTTAAGGGTAAAGCTGACCCTGAAAAGAATCCTCCAGGACGAATATTTGTATAAGTAGTTACAATTGAGCCTGCAGATATAGCACCTTTAGCCTCATATGTAAATGTTGTTGTGTTAGGAGTAGATAATACAGCAAATATACCTTCTGCTTTATCATTTAATAAACCAAATACGGATACTGCGGAACCAATACTTAAACCATGTGAACCTGAGGTTACAACGGTTATTGTTGAGAATGTTGAACCACCAGAACTTGAAACTGATAAAGCTCCTAAGTCAGTACCTGGTAATTCGTATGCTGAAGGTACACCTGTATTTAGTCCTACTGATTGCCATTTGGTATTTTGAATACCATATTCAAAGTCAGCATCTATTAACGAATAAGGTTCAGAGACTCTCATTCTTTCAATAGCATCTGTTCCAAAATCCCAAGGTCTAAATTGTACCTCATCAACTTCTGTATATATTCTTATATCATCATCTGGTTCAAAAGTTGAAGTATCTCTTGCTAATACTATAGTTGAAACTCCTTCTACATTATTAGGAAAAGTAGTAGTATCGTTTACATTATAAGTAACTGTAGCACCTGTTGAAGGATCAGAAAATAAATACAATGTAACTCCTCTAGTTACGTTTTGTATTAATAATAATTCGTGATTCCCTATTCTAAAGGGAACCTTAATATTTCCGGAATTTGAAGAACCTGGTGTGAAAAGGTATTCTGGTATAAGTTTTCTTGGCATATTGTTTATAAATATTTAAAATCCAAACACAATTATAGCAGGGTTAAAATTTGACCCTGATGTTGATATATTAGAAAAATTGGGAATTGCTAAATTTGTACCTACTGAAAAGTAAGCATATCCTGATTCTGGTTGAGGAAAGAATATCTTCATACTTGAAGAATCTAAAGGAACAATTTCTTGAGGTAACATTTGTCTTTTATTACCATCATAAGTTACAACAACAGGATATTCAGTTTGTAAATTATGAGTAACAGTCCATATAGGTAAAGCAGTACCTTGAACGTGTAAATAACTACCTGTAAAAGATCCAGAAATAAATACCTCTCCATCTAATTGGAAAGAACCAGTTACATTTAAAGAACCAGTTAAGGTATAAGAACCTGTAGATGGGAATGAACCTGGAGGACCTACAGGACCTGGAGGACCCATTGGACCTGGTGTAGTTACTTCAATTACTGAAAGTATAGGTAGTTGTGGATCTACGTTATTATTTGCCATTTTTAATATCTTGTTACTTCTTTACTTAAACGAACTGCACCTTGTAAAATTCTATAAGCATAACTACCTGAATATATTTCTAAATCATATACTCCTTGTCCAAAATTTAATAATGAAGAAGAGTAAGCTGATATAAAAATAGATATAGAGCCTGAAGTAGGTGGTTTAGAACTATCTGAACCGCTAAAATTTAAACCTGTTCCATCAGGTTGTAAGGAACTACTTAAAGTAATATATGCTGTTGCAGAATCTGCTGAAGGGCGGATTTGCATACGACCACTATATCCAGATAAGTCTATAGGATCTTCATTAGCATCTTTGTACCTTACTTCTAAGTCAAAAGTTGCTCCTTGTTCAATAAATAGGTTATAAATTCCAGCTGACATAATACGACGGTGCTGGTTATAAATATGTAAAGGGAAACAAAATTGAATTAATCTCTGTAGGTAGAGAATACTTTCAATATAGGTTCTACGATTTCATGTCTATGATTTTTTTCTAATGTAATTACTTTTACTCTTGGTACTTCAATTTCTATTTTTAAAAAGAAATCAAAACCAGAATCTTTTTTATTTTTTAAATCACATTGAGACATATCACCACAAAATATCATTTTAGAATTTCTACCTAAACGACCAATCATCAATTCTGTTTGTTTCATTGATGCATTTTGTGCCTCATCAATTAAAACATAACAATTTGAGAATGTATTACCACGTAAAAATCCAAAAGGAGCTACTAAAACCTGTCCTTCATTAACTAATTTTTCAGATTTTTCCTTACCTACTAATTCATGCATTATATTATAGATAGGGGCAGTTAAATAAGCTAATTTATCATCAACTCCTCCTGGTAAGTGTCCAATATCTTCACCAGCTGTTACATAAGGACGAGCAATTATAATTTTTTCTATTTCTCTTTTAAACAATTGATCTAAAGCTACTTGTAAGGCAGTTGCTGTTTTACCAGATCCTGCTTTACCTTTTAAAGCTATAATATCATGATTTAAAATGTCTTCTTTAGCTCTTTTTTGTTCTTCATTTAGAGTAATTCCGAATTTGATTGGGTTTTTTGGTATTCTTTTATTTTTAAATACCTCATCCTCGAAATGGTTTGATGCCATATATTTTTTATTTAAAGTTGATTTTTACTAATTTGTCTAATCCTGCATTAACATGCATAGCGTCTTCAAGGCAAAGTTCAAAATCGAATCTATCATCCAAAGGAAGTACTAGATCGACTTGACTTCCCCATCGTATCAAAGAAAATCTCTCATTTTGAGCAAAAATATCATTTTGTGAATTAGTGAAAGGAGCAATTACATTTACATCCTCATCAGCAATTTGAACAAGATAATATTTGTAATTTAATGATGGAACATAAATCTGATTCCACATTCTTTCATTATATTTTAAATATTCCATATTAGCAGGATTAATCTTTTTATTTAAGATATCCTTTTCTACAGCCAACATTGGTTTATTTGTTGATTGTATTGCCTCTAGTGGTTTATATTTAAGTATACCTCCATAAGGTATGCGATTTATATGAACATCGTAGAACGACATGAATATACCAATGACTAATGAGGGGGTATTATATTCATCATCGCCTACGACATCTTGTAATGTATAATTTAATCCTTTAATCTCAACTATAGATTCAGTAGGATCTTCAATAAACTTTTGATATAAAATAGTACCATCAGCTGGTGAATAAAAATGCTCATGGTCTATAAAATTTGGTCTAATAGGGTCTCTAAAGAAAAATGTATTAGATAAATCACCTACAGGCATTTTTTGAAGTTGTTTAACTTCAGTACTTAACCATTCTTGTAATGTTTGTGCCATTATAGTAAAGTTCTATTATGATCAACTCTATTTAAATGCATTACCATACAAGATAACATAGCACCTGATTTCATGTATTCTGATAAATTGAAAATAACAGGTTCCATACCAGCATCAGAACAAATTTTTTCTAATGTTTTAAGTTTATGTACTTCACCTTCATAATATTCATGTGATTTTTTTAATTCAGAAATATTAGAGGCACATAAAATCATGTTACCATATCTAACTGAATTAGTTAATCCACATAAAGCATCATCAACATTAATATCGATAATTTCTGTTTCTTTTTCTATTAACGCGAGTTCCTCAGGATCAAATAACTCCGTGCATATTAATGTTTGTTCTTGATTTAACGCGAATATAGAACAGTCTAGATGATATAAATATTCATCTACCATAGCAACTTTAATAATATCCATGTTATATTGTTCTTCCATCCACTCATAAGTTTTAATGTTAGAACGAATACCATAACCACCAATATATTTGTTACCATAAAGATATTTCAAATCAGCTTCACCTTCCCATTTGTATGGGGAGATTGAAGTTTTATAACCCATTTGTTGAAAGAATTTTTCACCTACTAATTCTTCACCCTTACGAGGGTCAGAAGAAAAATTAGATAAAATAATGTGATTTTCGTTTTTAATATGGGGTAATTGAATACCTAAGTTAGCTACATAAACCTGGTCTTGAAAATTACCTTCAGAAGGTAATAAATAAACTAAAGATCCACCAGCCATAAACTGATATAAATCCATAAATTGTTTATAAGCTTTTGGTCTATTAACTGATAATTCCTCATCTGTTAGTTCCTGCATCCATATATTATTTGGGTCAGAAGTTGATAAGGTAAATGGAAAGTTCATTACATAACTTTGAATAGGTAACTGACTTGGGGTTTCTTTCATAAAATTGTTTTTATAACTGTGTTTACTATAAATATATAGTAGGTACTTAGAAATAAAGAGGGCCTAGAAAACTCTAGGCCCTTCTTTACTTGACTATATCCTTTCTATTTTAGATTAGATAGTGTTCAAACCATGAACATAAATCTTACCGTAGAATTCAGGACGTAACATCTTCTTAGCGTAACGAGTCAATAAACCTTTACGTGGAGTGAAGGTATCAGGATCGTACACTAGAGGAGTCATAATCATTGGAATATAAGGAGCAAATACAGCACCAGTTTCCAAGAATTGGCTACCTTTGTAACCTAACAAGATTACGTTTTCAGTCATGTAAGGGTTCTTGTAAACCTTGTAACGACCGTTTACGCTACCTACTTTCTGTACTCCGAAAGCATATTCCATTTGTTCAGCTTCACCGTTTGAAGTAGAAGCGAATCCAGGGATAGATTCTAAGATAGTAGCAACTGTAGGAGAAGTTACCATAAAGTTAGCACCTCCACGAAGAGTTAACTGGTGGATTTTGTTGCTTAACTTTTGGATCTTAGTTCCTAAAGTTTGGAACCACTGACCTTGAGTATTGTAGAAACCAGAAGCTAAAGTTGAAGGAGCAGCAGCACCAGGAGCAATCACGGTGTTGTTTACAGCTGACCAATATTCAGTACCAGCAGCAGCATCTTCAATTAACATGTCTAAGATTTCAAGATCAATTTCCATTGAAATATACTCACTCATGATGTTAGTTAATTCAGCTTCAGCATCGATGTTTTGGTAAGCAGCTAAGTCTTGAGCGAACTCAGGAGTCCATACAGCTTTCAATTTACGAGTTTTAGCAGTGATAGCTTGAGACTGCATTTTAACGTTGATCTCAGGGATAACGATAGTAGAAGCAGACTGAGCGTTTGGTACAGCGTAAGAAGAAGAATCTTCAAAATCACCTCTGTACTGATCAGAAGTTAACTTAGTGTAAGTTACAGTTGAGTTAGCAGAAGTTGCAGTACCGTTAGTTTCAGCAGTAGAAGCAGTAAAGAAGAAAGCAATAGTATTACCAGTGTAGTTGTAAGTAGTAAACTGAGGGAACAATTTAGCTACAGTAGCAGCTGAACCTGAAGTTAAAGTAAATCCTCTTGTAGAATCTGCATCAAAGAAAGGTAATAAAGTAGTAGCAGTAGCAACTGTGAATTTCTTAATTGTACCAGCAGCGATAGAAGCTGATAAATCAGAATCAAAGTTTACTTCAGCCCAAGAAGCAGTAGCTACAGCAGCTGATACTACAGAAGAAGTAGTGTTAATAGAGTAAGTGAATTTGTTTGCAGGGTTGTATAAACCACCAGAAGCAGCAGGAGTAGCAAATGGGAATTGACCGCTTGGGTTTCTATCACCATATAAAGATCCACCTGTTCCAAAAGGAGTCTTAGTATTACCATATTGGAAATCTAAGAAGAATACAAGACCTGAAGGCATGTTCATAGGCTGAACTGAAACGAATTCTTTCGCTACGATAGTTCCGAATACCTTACGAACCAAAGGTAAAGCGATACCAGCCCAGTTTTCACCTTGGGTACCGTTAGTGAAGTAAGAGTTAGTAGAGATAACGTTGTTTTCTGTTACTAACTGTTTAGCTTGGTTTTCTAACAAGATTGACATGTTATTCTTTTCAACCTCGCCCAAGCCCTCTAGTAAGCCTGTTTTAGTCCATTTGTTGGCTAATTTGGCTGCGTCGCTTTGCAAGCTCTTCCAAGATCCTGCAGCGCTTTCTAATAATTGTTGTACTTGTGACATTGTGTTTTGTTTTTATTTTTTGTTTTTAAATTATTTAATACCGGCTAATTTCTGCCATCTTGCAACCTGGTCGTTAGCTTCCATAATTGGTTTCTTTTCAGAAACACCAGCAGGTTTAGAAGCACCACCTCTAATTAACGATTCATTCATTGGCTTTTTAGCATTTGATGCTACACCTGTAGATAATGTTTCGTAAACTAATTTAGCTTCTTTAACGCTAGTGGCTTTGTCGAAAGCTTCTAACACTTTTACTTTTTGACTTTCGGTCAAGTTTTTAGCTTTGAAGATTTTGTTAGTGTAAAGTAATTTTGCATTTAAAAGATTAACTTCGTTTAATTCGGCTTTAACTGATTCTAAAGCAGCATAAGCTTCGTCAAGTTCTTTTTTCATTGCTTCCATTTCCATTTCCTTAGCTTCATCCATTTCTTTTTCTTCAGCCATAGGCATTTCCATGTCCATTTCTTCTTCACCACCCATTTCTTCTTCACCTTCTCCGCCTTCTATGTTACCTTCTAGTTCCCCAGAAGCTACCATATCAGCGATTACATCTTCGATGAATTTTTTAAGATCACCTTCATCCATGTTTTCAAGATCGATTTCCTCTTCTTCTTCACCTTCAGCTTCTTCACCTTCTTCTTCGCCTTCTTTTTCAGCTTCAGCTAAGTTTCCGCGTTCAGCACTGCCTACAGGATCGTTGATTGTACCTAATCTTTCATCCACATCTCCTTCTTCTAATTCATCTAATTCTCTTAGAAGTTCGTCAAGATCAACCTCATCTACTTTTTCTTCAGCTTCATCCATGTCTTTTTTCATTTCGTCCATTTCTTTAGCTTCATCCATTTCGTAAGATTCATCAAGACCTTCTTCCATTTTTTCGTCCGCTTCTTTTAAGTCCATTTCCTCATCAACCTCGTCCATTTCAGCTATTTTAGCAGCTAATTTTTCACGAAGCATAGGAGTAAAAGCCTCTTCAAGAGCAGCCTTTGCATTGGCGATGGCTGTTTCCTTAACAGCTTTAGCATCGGCAATGGCTTCTTTTAGTAAGTCTCTGTTTGCCATTTTTGTTTTTTGTCCTCAAATAATTTTTTGTTGGAAGTACGCTTATTATAGATTACTCGAAGCGTAATAGATATTTAAAATCTTAATGCGATATAGAGATCGCATATTCGAATATACATATATGGGGATTCTTCAAAGTTGAAAAATGAAACCCTCCTTTTTAGGGGAGGGTCGATCAAAGGATACTATCCTAAGAGGGGTTAAAATATTGGGCAGGTACCTTGCGAACAAAGTATTTCTGTAATAACAGAATTTACTCTTGAGTAATCTGTAGTTGGTTTTTCTAATCCTTCTTTAACCAATGTCATATATGAACCTGGATTAGATGGGGTGCTTACAAAGTCCCAGCATAGTAATTCGAAATCATCTTGTACTTCTAATGTTTCACCAATTTGTTTTAATGAACCCATTCCACGAGATGATACACCTACCATAACATTATTATCAATAAGTGCTTTTAAGATATTACCAGATACAGTAGGTAAAATTTCTAATTTACCCATTACTTTATCTCCGTCCCACCAAATTTCTCTAATAATATGAGATACGTTTTTTAAAGATATAATAGAGGATTCAGGGTGATCTAATTCACCTGTTGCTCTATTTTCTTTAACCATTTGTTGATATTTATCAATTTCTCTTTCCCACAACTCTTTAGGATAATAACGGCCATTACCATTTTTTACCTCGGCTGTAGCTAAAATACCTTCAACTAAAGGATTACCTGATGGTGCTTTTAAACCCTCATGTAACTGTGTACGAGATACTGAAAATGGTATGGTTTCAATTAATACTTGTTTCATATTAATATTGGGTTAGATCATTATCTTCATCAATAACTTCTTGCTTTTTACTACCAGTTAATTTTTCATATAATTTGGAAGCTTTAGCTTTATATTTTTCTAACTCTTTAATTTCTTTTTGAAGTGTTTTAACCATTTTAGGATCAATCATTTCTGCTAATTCTTCAGATTCAGCAATAGATAATTTTGATTGTCTTTTTTCAATAGCTTCATCAATTGATTTAATTTTAGCTTCTAAAGCTAAAACTTCATTTGATTTTTCAATTTCTTTAATTTCAGAAGAAATATTAGGACGTTTAGCTTCACTCAACTCACCATATCCACTTGATTTAAATTTACCTTTAGGATCTTTAGGTTGTTCTTGTTGAGTATATCCAATTCCTTTAACACCAAAAGAAGCATTTTTGTGGTAATAATTAACATCTTTAGCCATATTTTTAGCTACGATATCTTTTAATTCACCTACAGTTTTATCAGCGTTTTTAGGATCACCCATTTCAGCTAAATAACCCATTAAAAATGATTGACCGTAAACGTTATCAATGTTTTTCTTATCTGTATAGTCAAAGTTTTTAGTTTCTAAATCAACTAATTCTTTTTCCATTTCTTTATTATCTATCTTAACGTTAGCTTCAAAAATTTTAAACCAATTTTTCTTTTCAGCTAATTTAGTTTCTTCAGATAATACGCTTTTGCTTTTTAAAATATTAACCGCAGTATTGTAATCGGTTAAGGGTGCAATAAATTCTGGGAATACACGACGTGCACTCTTTAAAAATTCATCTTTATTTCCTTTTCCCTCTTTAATTAAAAGGTATTGTTGTTGTAATGTTTTTTCCATTTGTTATAAATATTATGTAAAGAATAATACATTGTTACTAGTAGCATCTAAAGAAGCACTAGTTACAAATATAGGATAATATCCTGGGGAGAAAAATAGGGATGATGCTGATACTGCTAATTCTCTATTAGTTGCATCTTTTAATCCTTTAAAATGTGCTACTGTTCCTTGGGGGGTAACAGATGTATTAGGACATACAATAAAACCAGCAAATGAGCCAGTTATAGATTGACCTTGAATTAAAGAGATTGCGGTTGCGTTTACTGGTATACTTGCCATGTTATTCGGGTTGTTTAAAAAGTTCTATAATGTCGGTTAAATATTCTTCTGCTAAATCTGTACCATATACAACTCCAAAATTTGGTTTTTGACTATATTGTTTAATAGTTTCTTTTTTAGCTTGTTGTAATAGTGGTACTAATTGATTTAATTGTCTTTCTAAAGTATCAAAAGCTTGAATCCTTTGTTGAATCCATTCTTTTAATTGGGGGTTTGTGATATTTAAACTATCAATATTAAAATCAGCTTCCCATAATTGTTTTACTTCAACACCTTTAGCAGCTTTATTTAATGCTTTTCTATTGACTAATTTATATTTAAAATCTTTTACGTAAACATTGTTTTTAATTCCTTCTTTACCAGATTTAAAAGCATATTTAGTTGCATAATTTTCACCTTCAGTACCGGAAGTAAAACTTGCACCTGTACCTGTAGCTGATACTTCATCTAATTGGCTTTTAATAGCTTCATATTGGTCGGGATAATATTTACGTAAATAAGTTCTAAACCCGTTAAACGCTTCTCTAGTTTTAACTAAAGTTTCAATTACTTTTTTATCTGTTTTACCTTCAGGAGTAAGAGATAATGCTTTTAAAGCATCAACGGCTAAAAATAATCGTTGTAAGCTTTCTCCAAAAGAAGCTAATTTAATAATTCTATGACCAGTAGATCCAGTTTCTTTATCAATACTGTCTGTTTTAAAGTATGTTTTTAAATCACTAGAAAAAAAGTCATTTTCCATATCCACAGGACCATATTGTGTCTCTAACCTTTTAATTAAGGCAGGGTCAACATCCTTTGGTTTAAGGGTTTCACTTCTTTCTTTTAATTTATACTTAAAATTATCCATGTATTTTTGTTAATTCTTCTAGTAATTCGTAATATTGTAAAAGATTAACCAAATCATCATTACCAATAGATGATATTTTACCTAATGGAGTGATAATATTATTTATTTCAACTAATTTAATTTTGGTTGCTTTATTTTCAACCTTTTTTGTTAATACCGAAAGTTGGGATTTAATGTCTGATATTTTGGTATTATAGAATTCTTTTAATTTAGGAGTTGAATCAACTGAATTAATAAATTCTCTTAAAACTAATTTTTGATTATCGTTTAAATCAGCATATTTACCATTGAATTTTTCTAACATAACTTTATATGTTAAAATTCTAAGGTCTTTATCATATGATTTAAATTCCTCAATAACACTATCTTCTACTTTTGATTTAGTTACATTTCTAGAAGTTAAGTGTTCTAATAAAGACATTTTATTATCAATAATCTGATCAGGTGTTGACAAATATTCGCTATTATATATCTCTATCAACGTATATAATGAAGCATAAGCTTTATAGTTAGGTAATTTTGTTTTAAAAAATTCTTCTAAGTTATAATGCTTTTGAATTTCCTGAATAAGGTTATATTTTTGTCTTTTTAAAGCTCCTCTGTTTAAATTTTTTGATGATTCAATAAGCGTATTAATAATAATTTCTGCTTTACCTTCGGTTAAGTTTTTGTGTTTGGATAAAGTTTCATAAAGTTTATATTCTTTACCTAACTCTGTCTTTACAAAAAATTTCTTTAACACTCCAGCAGCTTTAGAATCATTACCTGATAGTGTATCAGATGTGATTTGTCTTACTAAAAGCTCAAATAAAATGCCCGTATTCTTATATTTAGAATGTTTAATATTCATTCTGTAGTTTTTGTTATAAATATATAAAGATTTTTATTCCTTTAAATTAGATTCATCTAATAATGATTCACCACCACTTTTCTTATTAAAGATATTTACTTTTTGGAGTGATTCAATTAATGTTTTATTTTTTGCTTTAATTTCTAAAGCTAAAGGAGAAACATCTTTAACGGGTCTACCATATCCTTCTTGATCGTCATTTTTCATTGCATCTCTACCTAATCTATCTTTACCAAAGGCATTATCTTGAGTATTAATATTAGATACTCTTTCTTTAGGACGACCCAAAGGTGACTTTTCATCATATCCATCAGGTACTGAGTTATCTTGGTATCTGCCTCTTCCATATAACGAAGCTAGATCATGAGGTGTACCATAAGATTTACCTGTTTCTAAAGGATCGTTTCCTTCTTCACCTATTTGATTATATCTGAAGGCACGTTTTTGGTCTTGAGCAATTAAATCTCTCATTTCCTCGTATTGGTCTTGGCTGAAATGGAATATATTTTCATAAATCCAATCTGATGAAATTAATTTAGTTTCCATCATTTGAGCAGCTAAGTCCATTTTTTCTTTCATTAATGCTACTCTTTCCTGATCATAAATAATTGAAGGTGTAGTTAATGATAATTCAAAATTAGTTAAATTTTCTGCTGTATAACCTTGAGTATATAAATGTACTAAAGCTATTTTATATAATTCTGATAGTATAATACGTTGAATTCTATCAATTGTACGAGCGAATCTAATATCTTCGGCAGCTAATGTTGCTTTACCTTGTAAATTTTCATCATAACCCATAAATGCTTTAGGAACTCTTAAAGCAGCAAATAATTTGTCTCTTAAGTAAGTAACGTCTTCAATTGCAGTATAATTTAAACCTTGTAAATTTTCAATTTTGGTACTTTGATCATTTCCTCTAATAGGAATGTAAAAGTCCTCCATTAAATTCTGCATATTATATTTTTGATTATATTGACCTGTTTTTTCATCCATTAATGGAGTACGTTTCATAGACGTAATTGTCTTTTGCATGAAACTTTCTACTTCATTTGGAGGAATAGAACCAACATTAATATAAAATATACGTCTATCTGGTGAGCGGGAAATTCTATGAATTAACATAGCATCTTCCATCAATGCATATTGTTTGTATAATCTACGAGCAGGTTCAATATATGCTCTTCCATAAGGTAGATAGTTAACATCTGTCATTAAACGGAAATGTGCTATTTCATAGTTATCAAACATTACTCTATTTTGATCTCTTAAATTAGTAGCAACATCAGGAACAGGATAATATCCAGAACTACCCCCATAAACACCTTCAGGTGAATATAAAAATCTTACAGCATTTGGTCTTTCCTTATCATAATTTTCTTGTCTTTCAATATGATAAGCGGTAATCGGAATTACATTGTAAACACCAAATTTTTCAGCAATTTCTAACTTTAAGAAAAAATCACCATACTTACACATTTGACGAATCCAAGACCATAAATTAAATTCAACGTTTAATACATCATAAAATAAATTATAAAGTACTTGTTGAATATCCTCGTCATTAGATCTAATCTGTAAAACCTCACCCATTTCATTTCTTAATGTAGCTTCTTCAGCTATAATATCAAGAGCAGAAGCAATAATGGCATCGTTATCCATTACATCATAATCCGAGTATATAAATGTTCTTAAATATTGATAGTTAATGTTAACTTGTTGACCATATAAAGATGATGCCGCTGGTGAATAGATTCTATTGTATCTATCCATTAATGAATTTGTAGCTACATCACCTGATCTTTGTATGCTATCAACGTCCAATACTTTTAATTGGTTTCCTCCTTGATTTCGAATGATTACATCAGTGGAAAACAATCGTTGTAGACGAGTAAATAAACTAGTATCTGCCATAGAAATATATTATAAATATTATAAAAGCCAACTAATGTCTTCATTTCCATTACCTGTGTTAACAGAATAAGGATTAGGAACACTATTTCCTCTGTATGCTCCTGAAAAAGATGTGTTTCCTTTTGAGAAATTACTTAGGGTTGCTCTTGTTAAATCGTGAGATTGTTGTTGAAACTTTAATGATGTATCTCTTAAATACATTGCAATACCAAAAGGCATTACCAAGTCATCATTATAACCTGTTTGTGCTTCTGGTCTACCATTTTTCCATACAAAAACTTTCATTTCTTCTAACAATCTTTTTGAACGAATAGTTACTGATCTATCACCAATATATTCTCTAAATTTATTAACAATTAGAGGACGAGTTCTTAGTGAAATTGTAAAACCAGGAGTAACATTATCACTATTTTCGTACTTGTGAAAATACGAATCAACTGTTAAATTATCACTCTTAGGTGAATAATAAGTATTTCTATATCCTCTTTCTAAAACAGATTCAATAGCTGCCCAACCAATAGAAGCATTTTCTACTACTAATAATGCTTGGTTATATTCAGTAGCAACACCTACTAAAAAGTATCCAAACTCTTTAGGAGGCATTTGCCCTTTGTACTCTGCAACTTGTGTATTAGTTGCAATATCAATTACATGAAAAGTTGAGAAATCCTTACCATCACCTCTAGCTACGTCTGCTACTACCATATAATCTCTTGTATAGTCTGCAGGTTCCCATACCCATAAATTTTGGTCGGCTCCTCTTCTTTCAATAGGTTCTTGAATTGTAGTTTCTTTAATAAAGTCTATCCATTCATTATAAAATACCACATCTCCTGATGTGCTAAAATCACAATCACATTCTTGTGCTGCTAATCTTGGATCACCTAATAATTCATCTTGACGTTTTCTCCATGACTCATCTCGTTCAGGATGTACATACCAAGGTAATTTAATAGGTAAAAAGTCATTATCTGCTGACTCTGCTGCTACCCAAGTTTTATGAAACCAGTTACCAGTACCATAAGGAGTTGATAATACAATTGCACCACCACCAGTTGCTAATGTTTGTTGAGCAGAAGCCCAAATCTCACCTATTTGTTCAATGAATGCTGCCTCATCGACTATCAACAAAGATACGGCTTCTGAACGACCTGCATCACTTGATGCTGATGTTGCTTTAATTTGTGAACCGTTACTTAATCTTAATGTTAATTTGTTATGTTCTTCTGCTTGTATTTTTAACCATGAAGGTAAATTATCAAACATAAACTTAACTTTAGTTACCATGTTTTTAGCTGTTTCTTGCTTTGTAGCAATACAAAGTACGTTTTTGTCTTTATGAAACAGCATTAGCCATAAAGAATAACCAGCAGCTAATGTTGATATACCTAACTGACGGGATTTTAATACAATTGAATAGGGATGGTCTTTCCAAAGATTTAATACTTTATCCTGGAAAGGATATAAATTGAATATTACTCGACCTCTTTGTGGATGCTGAATATTACAATATTTTTTCATAAAGTGAGCAGGATCTTGCAAACACTTTATGTATTCTTGTTTAATGACTTCTTTTATGTTTATAGGTTCACTCATAAAAGGGCTAAAACAAAACCTACAGTACTTAAAGCTATAGCGGCAATCAATCCTCTAACTTTACTTTCTAAATCGTTTATTAATTTAACTTTTTCTTCAATAATTCCGTCTTTTGCTTTAATGGTACCTTTTAAATCACCTATTTTACTTTCTAATACTACACGAGTAGTATCACAAACATATAAAGCACTATCTTGAAGATGGATAATATTTCCCATTGTGGAAATAGAATCACGAGCAACTACTAATTCTTTTTTAAGATTATCTCTATCGGTTTTTACCAATAAAGCATTTTTTAAAGATTTAATAGGAACTATTACTGTTGAATCACTTAAACGCTGTTGTGAACTCGCTGATGATATCATCATCAGACATATTATTAATGCGATTATGTTCTTGTTCATATTGTTTTTTATATTCGGCTGCTTTTTTAGCAGTACTTGCTAATTTAGCTTTATCTACTACAATTAAAGAGTCTAAAACTTTTCTCGTTGAATCTAAAGAAGATATTAAAGTATCTTTTTTATTAATTTCAATTGCTAAAGAATCAATAGTTTTTTGATATTGTTTTTCTTTGTCAGAAGAATAACTTTGCTTATAATTAAATAACCCGTAAGCAATAAAGCCTAACAAACCAATTATAACCAATGACAATAAAAATTTTTTCATATTATCCTACTAATCCACCAGTATTAATTTCAACGTCTCTTTCTTTAAACGCTTTAACTAATTCAGGTTTCTTTATAAATTGTTTAAGGGCAGCCATTTTCTTATCACGGTCAGCTCCTTTTTCCATATCTTTAATTTTTTTAACTAAAGTTTTTAATTTGTCTTTAAAATCTTCAAATTGATCGTTTGATACTTTAAATTTAGAAGGAGCACCTTTTACTTTTTCTTTAGCTAATTCAGCTTTAGTAGGTTCTCTATCTTCATCTTCTTCTTTTAATTGAACATCAATCCCTTGAGCGGTTAATTTCTTTATATCTGCTGGAGATGTGGTTTTAGCCATTACTACAGAACCTCCTTGAGGATCAACATCTACTTCTGATAAAATTTCTATAATTTCTTCGCGAATGAATTCTTTTAGTTCAGATTTTTTCATGATTATAAATATTACCCAAAAATTGTTTCTTTAATCTTTGCAATACGTTCATCAGTTGTACCTGAAAGTTCAACAAGATGTTTGATTTTATGATTATTTCTATATATTAATAATTGAATTATACTATCAATTGTTTCTCTATATTTTTTATCAGTAGTTCTAACACCATTATCTTCTATTTCAACACCTTTAGGTGAAACATAAAACACGTAATCATATTCATTTACTAAATTACTAGCAGCATCACAAAATGCTTCAGCATCATTATAATTAATAGATTTAGCTGCTTTAGTAAATGCCATAACATCAATTACAGTTCTATCTGTAATAATATTTTCATTCATTAATTCAGCACAACGTTCAGCTAAAAATACAAATTGACCTTTTAATGTAGAATCAGTATTCAAAGGAATACCTAAATCACGCAAATACTTTGAACGCTCTGTTGCAAAATTATAATTTGCAAATTCAGGCAATTCCTTTAATGCATTTACTAATGTAGTTTTACCTACACTCATTGTACCACATAATCCTATTTTCATAATTAACCAGCGTTTCTTGCATTTGTTATTGATGGATTTTTAAACCAAGGTAAACCCTCACGATTACGTCTTGCTTCTTTCCAACCATCTAAAGTATATTTTATACCATGAATATGATATTCTTTTTTACCTTCGGAAGTAATCAATGCTGGACCTTCCCAGTTATGTAATTTACCTTCCCAAACATAAGCAATAGTACCATCTGCTTTAGTTAGTTTTTTACTAGGTTCATATTTTGTACTCATACCATTAATATAATAAAAATATTTTGATTTTCCAAATTATCTGAAATGGATCATATCACCATGAATATTATCCCATTCACATTCTTCAATTAAATGTTCAACAGACAATATACCTTGTGCTCCTGAAACTGTAATACCACGTGCTGACAAAGCATCTCCTACAAAATGTACATTAGAAAATTTAGTTAAACTAAGATCTTTATAATTTACAAGTGGTTCAGGTGAAAGATATTTTACTTCAGGAATATACATACCCCAATCATCTCCAAGTGTTGGGAATACTTTTTTCATATCCTCAATAAAATCTAAAATATAATAAGCATATTCACCAAATGCATCTTTAAATAATTGTAAAGCAAATAATTCTTGAGCTACTATTGGTGCTCCTTCAGAAGTAAAAGATGGATGTCTTTTTGTTTTTGGTGAGTAATATAAACCAGATATCGATTTACCATTACCAGCTTGATCTTTCCACTGACACATTTCAACAACATTACGTGACCACTCAAATGGATTTTCAATACCATTAATTTCCATTAAGATACCAAAATTAGTCATATCATTTTTATATTTTGGATCTTTTTTAGCATGACCATTGTAACTATGATCTCCATATGTTTCTTCTACAGCAACATAAGCAGCATTATTATTTGTACAGAATGAACGTAGTGAAACACCTTTATCTTCAAATTTACGATATAATTTAAAGTCGTAACTAATATCAATTAGTTTTTGGAAATGTTTTTGTGGTGCTTCAAATCTAACTCCAATTTGAACTGATTTAGGTTCATCTGGGAGATTATATTTGTTGGCTAATTCTTGTGCAAAATCAATACCTGATTTACCTACACCAAAGATAAGTTCATCATATGAAATTCCTTTACCAACGGCTGTAATGGGGTCATGATAAAGAACCAAATTAATTTCAGTATTAATATCATGAACCTTATTTTCCCAAATAAAATTAACACCTTTAGATACTAAATAATCATACCAATTTTTAGCAATTTCAGATAGATAATCTGTACCTACGTGCCATACTGGGAACAAACGTAAACCGAAATATGGTTTAATAAATTCAGGTTCCTCAACAGGATTTGAACATTGTACTTCTTCTGGTTTTGGATGGAAACGTTTAAAGTTAGTAATAACTTCATCCATTAAAGCCATTGCTTTTTTTTCACCAACATATTTAGATAGCTGACCTCCGATTGCTGTATGGTAAGTTAATTTACCATCAGACCAACCTCCAGCACCTAAAAAACCTGTCATTACTTCTTCAGGTTTTCTGTTGTAAGGGTCTTTACCCATATCAATAATGGTAATGTTTTCTCCAGGATAACCATTGTCTACTAATTTAGTAGCAGCATTTACACCTGCTACACCTGCTCCTACAATTACGATTTTCTTTGTCATATGTTTAACACGTTAATATAAATAAAAAAAGTGGCGTCTCCAAATTATGGTGACGCCACAGCTGTCAATTTTTGTTTTTTAAGCGACGGGCTATGAATCCGTCTATAAATTATGAATTAAATAATCCTGTAAAGAATTGTTTTAATTCACCTCCTTTAATTGCACTTAGAGCACTTTCTAAGGTAGCTAAAGATAAGTTTTTAGATTGTAATGCTTGTACTGCGGTTGCTCCTGAAGCAATTAAGAAGGTAGCTACAATAGCATGAAATATTCCGTTTGCTATTTTTTCAGCCATATCTTCTTCTTTTACAAACTTTTTAGTTATTGCTAGAATTGGAGCCATATATAAGTGATGTAATTCATCAGCAATATGTCCCAATTTATTCATCCATTGTTGATAAGAATCTTCATCTGTTGGTTTTTTACCCAACATTTTATTAATCATATTACCAGCTGCTTTACCAAATTTAGCAATTAATCCCATAATAGCAGGTAATGCAATAGCAATACTTGCTACTGTAATTAATCCTTCATTTGTTGTTTTAGATGCTTTATCAAATTCTGTTTCTATTCCTTTAAGAATATCAGACATTTCATCTTTTACATCATCAACTACTGCTTGTTCTTTATCATCTAAGTTAATATCAACTTCCTGTAAGTTTTTTTCTAACTGTCCTTCGGATAAAAATTTTCTTAAATCAAATGTATCTGCGGATCTCACGATTTATTTATCTTTAATTTTAATGTTCCTGTACCTTTAATTACACGATGCCATTCGTGTCTTAATATACATATAGACATTTTAGGTTCCAAGTCCCAAGGTAATTCATTTTCAAATTGAAATTTCCAACCTTGTCCTGGATCTATGATCTCAACTAGTCTATCCTCATTATCTCTGTGCCACATTAATTCTATAGGATCAATATTATCATCAAATTCTCTGATGATATATTCTTCTGTAGATTCTATATCAATATATGGTTTCATTCTTCTTTACGTTCTTGCCAATCATAAGATATAGTATCTTTAACTATAGGACCACCTTTAGCCCATGTTCTGCAAGTACGAGCTGAATGGCACTTAAAGCTATGCATCCAACAATACCCTAATCTACCATCTTCATCTGATAAAGGTCCAGGCATACAATCTTCCATTCTTGGGGAAATATCAAATGCTGCACAATTAGCACATAAAGATTGTTTGGCAGCTTCAACTGTTGTATCCCAATGTTCTGCTAATTCTTTCCAATAATCTCCAGGTTCATCAACATTTAAAGGACCATATTTAATATAATCGGCTTTAATAGCTGAATCTCTGTTTTTAGTGTTAAGTTCCAAATCTTGGGTTGGAAGAGGACAAGACATTGCTGCTTCAAATAGCTTATTTTCAGCTAAATATTTTTTTAAATCAAAGTTATTCATATTACCAGAATCCTGAAAAGTTAGACTTTAAACCTAATAACTTGGCATATCTTGGTAAACGACAAGACCAATATGATGCTTTTGTTCTATCCTTTTTATTTTTACAATCATGTCTAGCAGCAAATGCTCTACGTGCTTCCGGATTGTTAATTTTAGCAGACATACCTGCTTGACCAAATGATACTTTTTTAATTTTACCACCAGGTGCTTTTACATAAACATAAAACTTTTTGGAACCGCCACGCATTGGTTTTCCAATTGGTGGATTTTTCTTTTTAGGTTTCTTTTTAGCTTCAAACATTAATTGGTCATCGATTTCTCTTTTAACATCAATATGAGCATCTCTTTCATTGGTATATTCATTGTAGCTGCCTATACCATCTATTGATATTTTGTGTAATTTTTGACCTCTATCGTTTGTAGTATTACTTAAAACTTCAATATTGTATTTAAAACCTTTGTATTCAAATGGAAATAATTCCTCTTCCTCCATTATAAAATCTAATGGAACTTTTTTACCTTCAAATATACCAAATTCACCTAAATCGGTTTCAGTTAGTATAGCTAAATCATCACCTGAAAAGTCTAATATCTCACGAACATATAATGCTCTTGCTTCAGCCCATAAATTAAAATAAGCTTGTGAACCAGCACGATAAACATGTTCGGTAAGCGGTTTTTTATTGTCTATATGATATTTTAATCCCACAGACAATATCTCACGCGGAGCTAGATTTTCATTTAATA